CACGTGTTATCCCCTGCCAAGTAATCGGTAGAGGCAGCAGGATCATTTGTAGTGTATTGCAGCTTTTTCATCAGTCTCCGATAAATGGTATATCACAAGCGTTCCATTCGTAATCAACTGTGATGTCAATGGACAATTGCACACCCGTTAACACGTGGCTAAACTCCTCAATGAATGGTTGAGCAGTTATTGGTTTGCCCAACACCACCGACTCATCAAAGATATCACCATTCTCTAACATATTAACGAAATCACCTGCCAACTGGATGCACTCACTCATTGATTGTCTTTGATATTCAATCTTTTCTTCCTTATCTCTTGGAAGGTCAGCAAAGTAAACATCAAAGGAGTAAGTTAACGCACCTGAATCAAATGAGAATGATGTTGGTGTAACGTGCATCCAAGGCCATTCACCTTCCTTTTCCAAATCAGCTTGTGATATTTGTCCGTGTGTGAACCTGCGAAGGAGTGCGTGTGTATTGGCAAACTGCTCAAATTTACCAATGACTACGTTGTAAGTGTAAAGAGATGAATCGCTCATATTAATTAGTAGCTTTAATGGTCTGTTTTAGACAGCAATTGTTTCTGAAAGTTGTAATAATCTATGCGATAAGAAAGATGCGCAAAGATAGTTGACGCTTGTGTCTCTGTGATGGCATCGAATTTAGTGATATCTCTATCCGCTAATTCTTCGATTACGTGAAACCATCCGTATCTTTCAGCTAGTTCGCTTGTTGCAACGCTTCCTCCATCGTCTCCATCGCTGTCGTCAAGTTGGTCTGTATCTGCTGCTCTAAAAACGAGAGGGAAGTGGTCACCAATTCGCTTTCGATAGTCGAAAAAAAAAGCAACGCACCATTAGCAATTGATAAAGGCATTTGCTCAAAGTCTTTCGCATTGGATAGATGGTCGGCAGTGTATTGCTCAATCTTATATTTCGTTCCAATCTCGGAAGTAATGGGTCGGTATAGGATGGACAATAGCTTTGGTAGATTCTTTGGAAAGTCTTTGCAGTTGGTATCTAAGTCGAGCCATTCACCAAATGAAATCTTATTGATATCTGGAATGAATCCATATCCTTTCCATTTGTGTTGATGGTTCGCCATTGGGTTAGCAATGACATCACGAAAGCCATTGATGACCTTATCAATATCTTCTGGAGTAAGCTGCCTCACGAAGTCTTTGGACTGTCCGATAATTGCGGACACTTGACCTATGTCGTTTCCTTCATTATTCAAGAAGTCAACATACTGCTTTACAGTTATTGTCGAATAGTCAAGGGATACTTTAATCTTCTGCATTGTTTACCTCCTCCAGTATATTATTCATCCATTCATCAAATAGCCTTACCATTTCAGTTTTAGCAAGTCTTTTGCGTTGCTCTGGTTGTTGTAGCCATAAGCCGAATAACACGCACATAGTGTATGTGTGCTTGGCTGTTTCTTTTGCTTGGTCTTGATCCATCATAACTTTATTATTTCATTTTTAACTTGACTCAAATATATAACGTGTAAGGCAGCGTAATCTTCATCCGCCCATTTGGTCACGTACTCAATCATTTTATCCACCACCACAATAGCGCATTTGACTGCGAATATCTTAGGCACACCATTATCCATCCCATTGTAAATCTCATCATAAATGTCTTGCGCTTTCTCCTTTGCAGTCATCAATCTATCTTTATTTGATTGTCATTGAGTATCTCGTAGAACTTATCACGCAGCTTATCCAGTGCATCCAATTGTTCGCCATTATACTCTTGGGTATTATACTTGATTTGTCTACGCATCTCTTGATCGAATTCCCAAAGGGCAACATACACCCCATTCAAGTTGGTGAATCTTTTGTGAGCCTCAATGTCTGTAGGCTCGTCTAAATCGAATTCTATAATTGCTCTCATTTTGTTCAGTATTTAGCTTACAATTTGTCAGATATGATTATTTGTACTGGTGCGTCGGAATCTCCGACAATGGTATTACGTGCTTGTTTGGGTTTGAAGTACTCCAAAGTTTTGAGATAAAGTTCAGACGCAATCATTTTATCTTCATCGTTACGACTTGCCCATAGCTTATCTAAGAACGCATTGAACTGCTCCGCTTGTTGACCAGTGATTGATTCTCCGAGTGCCTCCCATTGCTTAGTCTTTTCACCTTTTGCACCTACTGGCTTTCCGTTTGGGTTACCTGATTTTCCTTTTTCAAATGGCATACGCTTGTAATTTGTTGATACTTACAATTCTAACTTAGTCTTAAAGTGGTTGATGAGTTGCTCCATCTTATGGTCATAATATTTGGTGAAGGTAAGAAATCCCTCCTTATCTTGCTCATACAATTTGTAAAGGACATTTCTTAACCTTTGACCGTTCGATTTCTTTTCAATCTCAAAGTCAGCTTTAAGGTCATTCAGCACATCCCTTTCATTAGTAGCAAATTCTTCTTCTTTTAGAGCGCAATAAACAAATGAATTTTGAAGACTGAATATTTGCCCAGCTTGGTCAGGAGTTAGTTCATTAGTGCCAATCACAATGGCTGTAGTTCTATCCTTGCGAGACTTTATACTTTCGATTTGAGCAGGTAGTATAATCATTAGTTGTAGCTTTTTGAATAATCAAAGGAATCATCATCGAATCTAACCCAGTTGAATTCAACTCCATCCTTTAGAATTTGGACATTTGTAATATAACCACATTCACCCAACACAACTATTGAGCAATGTTTGTATGGTGTATCAAAAAAGTTGATTTCAACCAATGCCTTTTGATAATCCCAAAAAATGTCATCAATATGTTTGAGTTGACGATTTGACATTATCAATAATCCTTTTGGGTTAATGATATCATTCTTGTATTCATCAAGAAACCATTGAGGCAATTGACATGGATAATCCATTGATATAAAAGTGCTTCTGTATCCCATATATAATAACAAATATAAGTAATAATATTTAATCTAGAGAATAGATCCTGAACCAAAAGGGAATGAGAATATCCTACCGACTTTCACCTCAGTGGTCACTCCCCTTTGATGATTAAGATTCAATCTGTCGAATGAGTCCCTCACCTTCAAGTTTCAAAGTGTCACCGTTGACCTTTGACTTGGACACTACTTTAACGAGATATTCGGCTCTCGTGATGGTCTTGCGGCTTTGTCCCTTAATGCTACCGCTGCGCTGTGCCATCATCCCCTTGTAACGCTTACTCCTTTTAACCAAGCGTATTCACACCGCCATTAAAAGAATGCCGTCTATTCCGAGCTGTCAATTGAATTCGAGTATTCAATTAGTAGCATACCACTACACTATCTATCGAGGGCAGTGACACCCCATAGACCTTGTGGCTTCTATGTCACCCATACCACAACAGTATCAAAAAAAAGTCCCCCAATCATTATAACTTTGTTGAGAGTTAAAATGAAAGGGGGAATACCTAATCACTCTCAACGCTACAAACATAATAATTATTTTTGTAAAAATGCATATATGTTATCAACAATTGGATTAGTTTAAGTTAATTTCTATAATGTCAATCACAAATTAGTTAATGTTACAGTTTTAACTATTTTCTCAATTCTCATACACAAATTAGTGCAAACTACTATTGTTGTTATTTTCTGTTCAACGTTATACAAATTAGTTCTAATTATAGTGCTGACTAATTTCTGTTTGAATTTATAGAAATTAGTTTCATTTATAGTTCACACTAATTTCTGTTTGAATTTATAGAAATTAGTTTTAATTATAGTCCCTCTTATTTTCTATGGGATTTTACAGAAATTAATTTGAGTTATAGTTGAAACTATTTTCTGTTTAATTTTATAGAAATTAATTGAAACTATAGTTCGAGTTATTTTCTGTAATTAATTACACAAATTAGTTGCAACTATAGTTAAGACTATTTTGTGTATGAAAATATAGAAATTAATATTTGTTATAGTTTAGACTAATTTCTGTCAGATCACTGAGAAATTAGTGGTATTTATAGTTCAAACTATTTTCTATTAATTTAATTACAAATTAATCAAAACTAATTCTCATTGCTCCTAAATATTTCTATAATTGTCATTGCCAACACAACTGGCCAACAAAATGCGGTGAATACCATCCCTATCAAATTCTCAATTGAAAAAGGTAGGGTTCGCTTTAGGATCATTATTGTCATCAGTCCAATAAGTAATAAGCTTATCAGTCCATACGACATAAAACAAAAATGAAGCAGGTTCATCATATTGTTGATTTTCTTGGTTTTCTTCCACGTTTTTTGGGTGTTGTGGTTTGTTCCTCACTAAGTAGCACCTCTTCGCTTTTTAGTTGATTGTGCAAGTCATCAATCATTTTGTTAACGCAAGGCACACAACTGCTCACCTTACCCTTGCTACCCTTCATCAACTCATCGAATTCCGCTAACAACCTTCTTTGTGAATCGCTAAGTACATTGGTTGCCTTAACAGATGCTACCAACTCTTTCGCCTGAGCTTTCTTTTCAGCATCAACCACAACAGGCCATCTACCACCTGGACAGTCTTGGAAGGTCATTTTTGTCTTAAGGTCAAGAAAACATCCACACGGTTTGAAGGTCACTCCATCAAGTGTAACTGGTTGTGCAAATGGGTTCAGCTTATTCAATGGAGTGCCACAAGTTCGGGTTGTCGAATTGTAAACGGGACACTCTCGACAAATAGCCATTCGCATATTTGCCATCTCAATGATTTTATTCATATGACTATTGCTTTTTTAATTTCATTTTTAGCGTATTTAACGGCGTTATAAAGGACTTTCTTTGGTATGCCAGTATCAATGCTCAGGTCATTGTATGAAAAGTCGTTTAATGCGTAAAGATAAAACACCTCACGTTCAAAGAATGGAAGGCGACTAATCAAGATATCAAGCTGCTCATTGGTTATACGGTCACCCAACCACACGGTCACACTCTCGTAATCTCTGAGTTGTGACTCAGTTGGCTCATCCGACATTTGGTTGAACTTGCGAATGGTGTTATGGTAGTGACTGCGATTAGACCAATGCGCAATCTTTAATGCGTGGTTAATGTAATGCTCACTATTGCGAATCTCATTGCCATTCTCAAAGATGCACAATAACGTATCATGGAGCAGGTCGTCCGCTTCGTAAACGTTACCGCCACAAAGATTGATGGCTAACCGCCTATGTTGGTCATATTGCGTTTTGGAAATATGCATCAATTAGTTTTATAGCATCTTCACTGCCTTTCACATAAGTAGCATAGTAACCTCTTTTGTTCAATTGCTTTATCCATTCCTTTTGTTCCTTACTCACAACACCTTTGTCTGTCTTTACCTCTATGAAAAGTCCGTGATACTTTTCGTTTGGTTCGCATATTTGAAGATCAGGAAATCCCTTCACGTATCCAGTCATCTTCATCTTGATGGCTTGTTTCATTGAGGTAAACATTCCCCCTGCGGAGGCGCAATACAACGCATTTGGATACATCACTTTGATATACTGCACAATCGCAAACTGTACTCCAGCTTCACCAGCCAATGGTTTCTTTGCACGTGGCTTCATCGATTGGATTATTTTACCTTTCATTGGACTAATTTAGGATGAAATTTGATAGGTTGCACAAAAAAAAATGCATCTTGAAACCCGCATAAACATTGGAAAACTAAAAATATTTTAATTTTTTTGTTGACTTATTAAAATTTATTTCTACATTTGCCTCATAACAATTAAACAAAACGCTATGACTATTTATCGTGTTTATCAAAAGAAAGATGGTGTATATCAGCACCACGAATTTCAAACATTGGAAGAAGCTAATGCCTCAGTAATCAGAATCGGCGAAGCAACTGGCGCTCTCATCACATACGATGAAGATCTTTGGGTAAGTTGCCAAACAGATGATCAGTCAATTGATTGTTTCATAATGCAAATCATAAACTAATGAGTAAGTTGCAATTCAAAAAAATCGAAATATATGGGACTGATTTGTCTCAATTCGATAAGGAGAGAAATCAATTGACATCGGGAGTATTTGTGCTAACTCATAACGAATCAATTGCCATCAAGAATTTATTGAACAATTGGATTGACGCACGTAACGCTGACAATTATAGAGTTCAAGCAGGTGATTTTTTGATGAACCTTGATGAAATTGAGCAATTAAAAAACAAACTAAAAAGCAATGTCCATTATGAAAAGATTTGATCTAACCTACCCACGCAAGTACATCTGTGTGATGTCATCCAGTCTACCAACTGAGCAGCTTGATTTTAATGCGATTGCTCAGCATATTGCAGACAGTTCACCACGCAAACCATTTGAAAGAATGGAGGCATTACTCAAAGAAAAAACCTATAGAAAATGACTTGGGAATATTGGGATGAATTCAAAACTGGCAAACCACTTTCATATCGTGAACGCAAAAGGCAAGAGTATGAATTCAGTCAAGGTAGACTCATCACAGTTGCTTACAGAGGTGTGATGATGCACATTGACTTTGAAACCGATTTAGAAAAAAAATATCAAGAAATCATTAAAAACCAAAATAAAATGAAAACATCAAAAATCAAGTCCATTCAGAATAATGGCACATGGAAAGAACTTTTTAAGTTCGAGGTCGAAATGGAAAACGGAGATGTCGGTGGATGCTTTGCCGCATCTCAGGAACCTCCTTTCAAAGTTGGGGATGAGAAAAGTTACGAGTACACGCAGAATGGAAGGTACTGGAACATCAAATTTGCAAAGGAGCAAAAGTCTTGGAATGGTGGCGGTGGCGGTGCTAAGACTTACACTAAGTCACCTGAAGACAAAGCAGACATTGCACGTGCGGTTGCGTTGAAAGCAGCAGTTGACTTGCACAAAGGCGAAGGTCAACACATCAACCAACAGATTGGATTGATATGCGCTACTGCTCAGGCTTTTGAAATCTATTTGACCACTGGCGAAAATCCGTACAAAGATGCGATTGCTGATGGCAAAATGAATAACGCTGATGACCTCCCTTTTTAAGGGGGGACATCACGTTTGAAAGTCCCCAAGATTTAATTACTTACTTAAAAAAGTTAATATGAAATTTAGAACACTAGTACGCACCCACTACCCCTCCACCTACGAATTTGCAAAGGCAATGGGAGTCACGTGGCCAACTGGCAGGAAGTACGAAACCTACCCAATCACAATGAGTATCCATCACATTGACAAACTATCCAAGTTGATTGGAGTGGACAAATGCGAATTGATTTCATTGGCGGTAGCTGAGAATGAAAATGAACACGAACCAGTAAACTATTTGTGATGAATGAAATGATATTCCACGCAATAAGCCAAATCGAAAGGCAACTTGCTGAACTACGTGAATTGATTGTTGTGAAATCGAAAGACCTTGAGCATATCGAAAGTATGAAGAAGGTAGATGAGATTCTTTTTCAAACGTGCAGTGAACTTATGGATGTCAATGAGACTCAAATAAAAAGTCGCACACGCAAAAGAGCAGTTGTTGACGCACGTGCTATCTGCATTGCATTCACTTACTTTACCGAGTACAACAAAACGCTCAAATGCATTGGAGATTCCTTTGGAATAGATCACGCCACGGTGATTCACTCAGTGAAAAAATGCTGTAATCTTTACACCACAGATGCTCAATTCAAATTCTTGGTCAATGATTTTATCTTGGCATTTGAGAAAAATGGCTATAATTGCAACACAACTAAACTAATGCTAAACAATGGACATCAATACTTTAATCTCAGAGGTTCGCTTATTAAAAGAGAGAGTGAGCCAGTTGGAAAATCAATTGAACAACCAACAAACAAAATCGAAAGGATGTCTTTTCATTGCTCCATCACTTGAAGATGTGGCTGACTACTTTCTCGAACGGATGCCCAATGCTAACTCTGAAGATGCGCTACACTTTGCGGATGTCTTTATCAGCCATTACACCAACACAGGTTGGAAATACGGAAAGAATAAAATGAAAGATTGGAAAGCTGCGATGAGGTCGGCTTGGGATTTAAGTAAATTTGTAACAACTAAAAATAACCACAATGAAACAATTGGTAGAATTCAAAGAGACAGCCTACAACAGTGGGTTAACAGCTAACGAAAAGGCATTCATAACAAGTCTGGAATCGCCTCGGATTTGCGATATTACGCTCTCAATTTTCAAGCAATCTATTGCCTATGGTATTGTCCTTTATGGCATCAAGAATCTTCCTTCGGATGAAGAAACGAATCTTCTATACGTAACGATGCAGACGCATTATCCGTATCTAACAACTGGAGAGATGGCATTGGCTTTCCAACTCAATGCGGTGGGAACGGAATGGGAAAGAGTTGAGTCCTTTGGGATGATGTCGGTAGCGTTCTTATCAGATATCCTGAAGGCATACAATGACTTTAAGATGAAAACCAACTTAGCCATTGATAAAAAGAAAGCAAAGATTGAATTGCCATCTAACACAACGGATGAACCAGTTGATTGGACTGATACCTTTAATGAGGACATCCGACTTTGGAGAGAGAATAAAAGAGACTTTGTGTTGATGTTAGCACCGATGAAAGTTCGCACATTTTATGATAAGAAGATTATCAGGGATGAGATGTGGCCAGATGAAGATTGGAAGAAATGGCAATTTATGGCATACAAAAAGACCTTAGACGCTCAATCAATTAGTGCTTACAAGGCGAAAAGATTGGACAAACTGAGTAGACAAAAGTTCAAAGACGATTACCAATGCGAATTATCAAGGCTCATCTATTCAGATATAATGGATAGTCATATTTTGCAGCAAAAGATTAAGAATGGGTTATGAGTATAAAAAATACTTATTCTGTAAAATCAATATGTAGTGATCAATGTAAAGAGTGGTTGCTTAAAAAGCATTATGCAAAAAGACTTTGCAGTATATCTTATTGCTTTGGACTATTTGATGAAAGCAATTTTTTAATAGGAGTTTGCACATTTGGAAGTCCACCATCAAGAGCATTGTGTGTTGGTGTTTGCGGATTTGAAAATGCACATAAAGTAAATGAATTAAATAGACTCTGCGTAAATGATGGATTAGAAAGAAATGTATTAAGTTATTTTGTTGCCAATTGCTTAAAATTATTGCCTGATAATTTAATAATTGTTAGTTATGCTGATACCTCACAAGGACACAATGGCTATATTTATCAAGCGACAAATTGGATTTATACTGGATTAAGTGCTAAAAGAACGGAACGATACGATATTAATAATCCAAATAAACATAGCAAATCAGTAACCGAAAATAAAAATAACAATTATCAAGATTTAGCAGTAAGAGAGAGACCACAAAAACATAGATATATTTTTTTTACTGGAAATAAAAAACAAGTTAAATTGTTAAAATCACAGTTGAAATATAAACAAGAAGCATATCCAAAAGGCGAAAACAAAAGATATGATGCAAGTTACAACCCAATTATTCAAACAACTCTTTTCTAAATGATTGAATTTCACGATAAGCAAAAAGAGGCACTCTCATATCTTGCAATTGACAACGAATGTAGGCAGTTACTATATGGAGGTTCAGCAGGTAGTGGAAAGTCGTTTCTTGGGTGTGATTGGCAAATAAAGAGGCGGTTAAAGTATCCCGGCACACGTGGACTTATTGGCCGTGCTGAATTAAAAAAGTTGCGATTGTCTACTCTCGCTACGTTCTTTGAGTTATGCACTAAGTACAATCTCATCGCAGGAAAACATTTCACCTATAATGGTCAAGACCACGTAATCAATTGGTATAATGGCAGTCAAATTATATTGATGGACTTAGCGGATATGCCTTCAGACCCCGACTTTGGTCGCTTTGGTTCGCTTGAGATTACTGACTACTTTGTAGATGAGGCGAGTGAGGTAACTGAAAAATGCATAAACATCTTGAATAGCCGTGTACGTTACAAGCTAATCAATGACAATCCAAAAGGACTGCTCACGTGCAACCCACATAAAGGATGGCTATATAGAGAGTTCTTTGATGCGCAAAGGAGTGGATCAATCAGAAAGGATAGACGCTTTATTCAGGCATTGCCAACTGACAATCCCCACATCTCGCCAGTGTATATCGAATCATTACAGATGCTTCCCGATATTGACCGGAAAAGGTTGTTAGAAGGAGATTGGGATTACGACGAAACGAAAGACCGCCTTTATGAATACGATGATTTACTGAGATGCTTTCGACCTTCAACAACTTTGGGAGACAAATTCATTACTGCGGATATTGCACGAATGGGAGACGATAGGACAGTAATAGCTGTATGGAATAACTTACACGCTGAAAAGTTCGTGGTATTGAAACACAAGCCTATCAATGAAGTAGTTGACACTATCAATGACCTAATCAAAAATCACTCTGTAAGATTATCTAACGTACTGGTGGATGAGGATGGCATTGGAGGGGGTTGCAAAGATTATCTCCATTGCAAAGGGTTTCTTAACGGCTCAAAAGCAGTGCGTGACAATTATATGAATCTTAAATCCGACTGCTATTTTAAGTTGGGAGAATTGATAAGTAGTAATGCAATCACATTTGAAGGAACATATAAAGATACCATTGTGAAGGAACTCGAAATGATTAGACGTGAAAAGATTGATAGCGATGGAAAGTTAAGAGTGACCAATAAAGAAGATTTGAAAAAGAGACACGGAATATCTCCCGACTTTGCAGACGCTATAATGATGAGGGCATTTTATGAACTCAAAAAGAATTTTGGAAAGTACGCATTCGCTTAAAAATAAAAATTATGAAAATAGGTTGGTTTAGTTGTGGAGTTACATCAGCTATTGCTTGTAAGTTAGCAATTGAAGAGTATGGAAAAGATAACGTACGATTATTTTATATTGAAATAGATTCCGCACACGAAGACAATGAGAGATTTATATCTGATTGTGAACAATGGTTGGGCGTTAAAGTTGAACGCAGACGCTGCGCTAAATACAAAGACCAATTTGATGTCATTGAAAAGGCTAAATATGTTAACTCCCCAACTGGTGCGATGTGTACTAAAGTTCTTAAAAAGGATGTCAGAAAAGCTATTGAAAAAGAAGTTCAATTTGATGGACAAATATTTGGATTTGAATACTCAAAAAAGGAAATAAACAGAGCCATCCGATTTGCTCAACAGTATGGAGAATCTAAACCATTGTATCCGTTAATTGATGCGAAAATGACAAAGCAACAATGCGCTGAATTGCTTTTATTAAATGGAATTCGACTGCCAAAAATGTATGAATTAGGATTTCATAACAACAATTGTATTGGGTGCGTTAAAGGTGGCAAAGGATATTGGAATCACGTTCGTAAACATTTTCCCAATGAATTTGAAAGAATGGCAAAAGCTGAAAGAATAGCAGGTCATAGTTGTATTAAAAATAAATTTTTGGATGAACTTGGAATCAATGAAGGAAACCACGAATCTCCTATTGTTCCTGACTGCGGTACATTTTGCGAAATAGAATTTGCGCATATTATTGATCCATCAGTTGAAAAAATTATGGATGGTTATATTTCGATGAAGCAATTGAAATTATTTTAATATATTTGAACTATGGCAGACATCACTAAATGTAAGGGTACGAATTGCCCAATAAAGCAGAATTGCTATCGGTACACAGCAAAAGAAGATAAGTTGTATCAAGCATATTTTGTTGATCCACCATTCACGATGAATGATGAAAAATTTGATTGTGAAATGTACTGGGGTGAAATTGGAAAATCAATTTACAAGCAACTGAAGGACATCACTAAAACTAAATAAAATGAAAAGACAAACAGCATTACAATGGCTATTAGAACAATGGCCTATTCTTGAATCACAGATACCACCATATATTTTTAATCAAGCACTACAAATGGAACGTGAGCAGATTTACAACGCTTGGAATGATGGATGCAGTGAAGGAATAGAAGGTGGCCAATCTACTAATTGTGAAGAATATTTCAAAGAAACATACGGAGGTCAAAATGAAAACTGAAATCACTCAGGATGAACTTGAAAAAATCAAGGTGCTTAACCTACTTATGTGGCTTCAGGCATCCATCTACGCAGGCGATGAATGCGAGGATATTAAATGGTTTTACAATCACCAAACTAAGATGCTATTAAAGAGGCTTAATGAGTCGATTCAGCGTGAACACGGAAAGACTATTACTGCTTTATGGGATGC